TGGTTCTTCTAAAGTCTGGATAAAACTTAATAATAAGTTCAGCCAATACCTTTGGATCAAATTCAATGTTTTCTTGTTCTAGTATTGTGGATAATCGTTTGTGAAATAAACCTGCTAGTTTTTCTTTATCTTTATTTTGTATTGTAAAATTAATTACAGTACACCTAGAATGAATTGCAGGTATAATTTTGTTTTTGTAATTACATGTAAATATAAATCTACAATTATTACTAAACGTTTCGATAAAGTTTCTTAATGCAGGTTGAACACTCTCAGCATTCATGTAATCTGCTTCATCAACAATAACCACTTTGGGTTTATCATTCTCATGTAGAGATACAGTTGAAGCAAAGTTCTTGATTTGATTTCTTACAACGTCAATGGATCGACCTTCGTCAGAACCATTAATCATCATAACGTCACAACCAAGTTCGTTACATAGTGCTTTTGCTACGGTAGTTTTACCAGTACCTGCTGTGCCAGATAATAATAGATTTGGTATCTCACCTTGTTTGAGAATAGATTTAAAAGTTTTCTTTATCTCAACAGGTAAAATACATTCGTCAATTGTAGAGGGTCTATAAGCCTCTACCCATAATAAGTTTTCCATTATTACCCCTCATACTTTGAAGTATTTTCTAGGGCAATCCAATATTGTACTGTTTTGTTTTTGTGTCTAAAATTAGAAATAAGTTTAGATGATATGTAAACATTATAATCGCCAGGCAACATTTTAAAGTGTTCAGTTTTAAAATGAAACTCAAACTTTTTGTTTGTATCACAAACACCAACCTTTACGTCATAGGTATTGGCAGTATCATTCTTTTTATCAATGGCAGACATCATTATATCACCATTAACAGATTTAACTGATATATCTGGTAGTTGTAACATAGACGCAGCTTTCTTAATGTTTGTTAAGTCAGTTTGTGTCAATGTAAACTCTACCTCGGTTGCAGGCATTTTAACATCTTTTTGTGGGGTTGTAAGTATGGATTCATCAGCAAAATAATATCTTGATTTTGTAGATGTACCTTCTTCATTTATAGTCATAAACTTTTCATCAAAAGTAAATGTTGGTTTATTAAATAAAGATAACATACCTAAAAATTCTGATAGGTCATATATGGCAATGTCTTGTGGAAATTCTTCTTCAACACCAGCAGTTGCCAATATGTTTTTCATAGTTGAGATAGTTTTAATTTCTTTACCTGGTGTAATCTTTAAATTAGGATTAATTTCAGAAAAGTTTTTTAATATCTCTTTTGTATTATCACTTAATTTCATTATATAGTTTCTCCTTAATCATTAGGGTTGTTTAACTTCTCTGCCGCTGGGTTTCGAAGTTCGTTGTCATTCCATTTACCAATGTCATATTCGAGTAGGTCTTCTTGTAAAGTATCAAGTAAAGACTTATCATTTGTATAATGGTCTTGGGACAATTGTATTATGGCATAGTGAATAACTTTCAACAAATCTTTTTTGTTCTTGCCTTCTTTTTTGCCATATCGTTGAGCATATTTTAAAATATTACCCATACAGAAACCTTCACCGTGTCCTTGGTCAATGATGATTTCAGTAGCTTGTTTGTGAGTTGTGGAATAATGTGAACGATAGGTTTCGTCAATATATCTTTTCACATCATCTAAAATAATATTTTCTTTAAATTTGTACATCATATAATTATATCAGGTTTTAGTTCAAAAGTCAAGGGCGGAGATATACTCACCGCCCCTATCTATTTTTTATGCAATATCAATTGTTCTTGGTTTCTTAGCCTCTGGGACTATTTTTTCCAATGCAATAGATAACATACCATCTTTCATTTCAGCACCTCTTACCTCAACATCATCAGCAGTTGTGAATGATCTAGTAAAATGTCTTTTGGCAATGCCTCTATGAATTGTATCTTTATCGTCCTCATCTTTATGAGTTGATTTGATTGTGATAGTATTGTCAGCATATTTCACCTCAATATCATTTTTATTATAACCAGCAAGTGCCATTTCAATTGTCCAATTGAGATCGTCTTTACCTTTTATGATATTGTATGGTGGAAAAGTTGTTGATCTATTATCTACATAATGATCAAACTGTGAGAACAAATCATCAAACCCAATTGTAAATGGTCGAAGATCGTTCCAAATAGATAAGTTTCTTGTCATATTTTCTCCTTTATAAGCAAGTTAAAATTGATACCCTTAATGGCGTATCAATAATATTTATATAGTTATTATATTTCATTTTTCAAGTGGTAGTTTTTTCTAGGATTCACTATCCAGAGGAAAACTACCAAACCTTAAACTGTGTTGTCTTTACGAGAGGCAACACTCACAGAGGTCTTACGAACCGCCTCTATGACTATTTATGCTTATGCATAAACTGATGGTTCTAAAGCGGCAAAACCAGCGGCAATTAACGCTTTAGATGGAGTACCTATTCTGTAATAAGTACCTGATTTGTTTTTGTTGATATAGACACAATGTCCTTCCTCACGGATTTTATCAACAACCGCTCTAGGTCTAGAGAGGTTATACTTGTTCTGAGCTTCAGACCAAGTCACACTATCACCTCTTAACAAAGCGTTAAGAAATTTAGTGCTGTTTGCAAGTTTACGTCTACCCATAATAAAGGTTCCTTTCTTGGTTAATCAAGCCGCTCTTGTAAGCGTCTTAATTTGTTTAAACGTTTAAGACCCTCTTTGGCCTTACGTTGTCTCTTTAACGTAGGTTTCTCATAGAATTGTCTACGTTTTAATTCTTTTAATAAACCATCTTTCATAACTTTCTTTTTAAGTTGCCTGATGGCTTTTTCTACATTATTGTTTCTAACTTTTACCTCTAATGTCATTTTACCTCACCCCCTTTAATGAAGGTGGGCATTTCTGCCCACCCACGAGGTCTACATTATGAACGATAGATTTAAGCATTATCACTAACACTCTCCTCACTATCATTGGAAGGTCCTTGATTTAGTTCTTCTATACTTACGCCGGAATCGACTTTAGTATATAAATCAAGGAAACTGTTTTTGGTATCGTCATCAAATCTGTTGACACATACCTCAACCGCTTTAAGTTTGTTCTTAAAGATTGCATAAGCATTTACTATATGAACTAATCTTCTGGTTGCAATGATTTCGTCAATGCCGCCATCGAAGAATGTTTTTCTAATAACCTCAGCCCACTTAACTAAATTAGAAGTGTATTGGTTATCTTTAAGACCGTAATGTGACATAACGTTATCTAAAATCTTTGTTTCGATTTTAGCAGAAGGATATGCCTGCTCAAAGGTAACAGGAAATCTCTCAAGGAATGCTTCGTTGAGAATATTAGTACCAATGAACCTACCGTCATCAGAACCTTTACCTTTAGTATTTGCGGTTGCAAAAATTTGAAACCCGTCTTTAGGTTCAACAAATTGACCTATCTTTTTAAGAAAGATACCATTGCCTTCTAGAATAGGTTGTAAACACATAATCTTGTTAGAGGCAAGGTCAATTTCGTCTAGTAATAATACGGCACCTTTTTTCATTGCGTTAACAACAGGACCGTCATGCCAGACAGTTTCACCATCTTGTAATCTGAAACCACCAAGTAAATCGTCTTCGTCAGTTTCGATTGTAATATTAACCCTAATCATTTCTCTTTTAAGTTCAGCACATGATTGTTGAACACCAAGAGTTTTACCATTACCAGATAGACCAGTAATGAATGTAGGATAAAAGATACCAGACTTAACAATGTTTTTGATATCTTTGTAATTACCAAAAGGTACAAAGGTGTCTTCTTTATTAGGCACCAAGTTTTCAGTAGCACTTTCAGTAGTTTGAATTTGTTTAGAGATTTTTTGTTTAACCTCTGGAATGGAAACTTCTTGTTTCACATTTTTAGATGGGTTTACAATACCGTTAACAGGTAACTTGTAAACACCTCTAGATAATCTAAACTGAGGATCTTTAATCAACCATGCAGGTGATGATTTCATACCTAGTTTAGCGTTAACTTGCTTAATCTGTGATTTCTCTATTGTATCAGTAGAAAACATTTCATAAGCAGTATTAACATACTCTAGTT